AGGTATAACTACTTTAGTTTTAAATGGTAAAACTCCCTCAGAAGCTCTATTAGAAATTCTTAAAGTCCGCCCACAAGCCTGGCCAAATTTAAGAATTTTAAAATTTGCTAGTGAAATTCTAAACATCGATATTTACGAGGACGTGAAAAATTGGAAAGCCAAAAATAAAAATACACTATACGTAGGAATATAAAATTATCATGAATGATAAATTTGTTTATTTTTTCAAACCTGTTAAAAGATGGATTAAATTCAAAAACAAAAATATATATTTTGTTAATCATGAATCTAAAGCTACCTTTGGCAGTAAAAAATATTTAAAACATTTATTAACCTCTTCTTCTGTAAATGAAGACGTCAATTTCACTATTAAAAATTATGAAAAATTTATTTTAAAAAAAATAAATACAAAATATATGAAAAACAATAAAAAAAACAATCAAAAAATTATCTTCCCGGATCGAAGTATAATTAACGCAGAATCAATTTCTAAAGAAGAAAATTGTTTAAATGTTATTTGGGTAAATAAATGCGGAGTCAAGCATCACATGTATCTACCAACAGATTTTAAATACAAATGATATTTTTATTTTCGATTAAAAAATGGTTTAAAACCACATACGATCTTCTTTACTTTAAAGATTATATTGTTTTTAATTTTAAATCTTTAGAGATAGAGATTTTTAAAGGGTCAGATTATTTACTACGTTTTGAATTAGATTTTAGCTTAAAAGGAAAAGACCATGCTGGAATAAAATTCTCAATTGATTTGATCGGTTTTGGAATAAATATAAATTTTTATGATCATCGTCACTGGGATTATAAAAATAATACTTGGATTTACGAATATCCTTATGACTATTAATAGCGTAGAACTACTTGGGTATTACGGCTCGGATGAAGTTATTGCGTGTTCTGCTTGGACTAGCACTTCTAGAGATTTAACAGAAGACAAAAAAAGCAGGGTTGTCAAATTAATTGACCACCTATGGTCTAATGGACATGAAACTCCTTTTGAGAAAGGAATTGTTCATTTTTTGGTTAATTGCGATATTGCATCTCACATACATTTATTAAAACACCGAATTGCTAGCATTAACGCGGAGTCCGCAAGATACAAAGAATTAAAAGAAGATAAATTTTACATTCCGAATGATTGGGATGAAAAATGGGCAGAAGTTTTAAAAAATTATACAACATTAGGAAATGAGCTTTATCATAAATCTTTACAGGAACTAGAGCCTATTTTAGGAAGAAAACGCGCAAAAGAATCTGCCCGTTTTTTTAAAACATACAATAGTCAAATTCAAGCAGATATAATGTTTAATATGAGAAGTTTTGCTAATTTTTTAAAATTACGAAACAATGAGCATGCTCAAAAAGAAATTAGAGACATAGCTAAAAATATGTTAGAAATCATAGAAAATATTCCTGGACAACCTTTCAAATTTACTATACAATCATGGAGAAATAATAAAATTATATGAACCAAGATTTAAATTTAAAATTATCAAAAAAATACCCTATCTTATTCAAAGATAAAGATTTAGGTCCAACTCAATCATTAATGTGTTTCGGTTGCGAATGCGGTGATGGCTGGTATTCTATACTGGACAATCTATTTGGTTATTTGACAAATTTAATGGAAGGTTATCTTATAATAGATTATACAACTGAATATAAAACTTTAAATAAAAGTAAAAAAGATTATTACGAAAATTATACTCATTTTAAATTAAAGCCCCCAGAAATTGTTTTGGAACAGGTTAAAGAAAAATACGGCACACTTAGAGTTTATTTGCGTACTGGTAAATATAATATTCCAGATAACGTCGTAGATTATATAGACGAAAAAGATTTAGATAGAAAACTATCCTGTTTTCACAAAAAAATCAGCAATGCTATTGATTTTTCTGAATACTGTTCTTCTGTTACATGCGAAATCACTGGTAAAGAAGGAAAGCTTTATACTGATGGATGGCACCGAGTACTCTGTGATGAAGAAGCTATAAAAAAAGGATATACTTTACAAAAAAATTCAATTTAATTAAATTTATGATAACAGAAAAACACTATACAGATAAAAATGAACATCCAGAAGATAGAATTTATAATGTTAAAAAGTTCATAAACGAACTTTCTAATGTTCAGGATTATTATTTCAACCAATTATTATTAGATTTGAATTTAAATGACGATGCTAATGATTATTTATTTGATTTCATTTTTAATGAAGGCGAGAATAATGACGGTTTCGAAGATTACTTATTGAAATTCAATAAATCTTATAAAGATTTCTTTTTAGAAAAATGAAAAAAATTAATAATAAATCTCTAATATTTGTAGGCGACATTCATGGTGATTTTAACTTTTTGCATGAAGCTTGTTCAAATATTGAAAATGCTCTTATAATTCAAGTCGGTGACTGTGGACTCGGATTTCATCTTTTTGAACGTGAAAAACAAAATTTAAATTTTATAAATGAAACTTGCGTAAAAAATAATAATACATTAGCATTGCTTTTTGGTAATCACGATTCTAAAAAACGCTTCTCAGAATTTAGACAATTAACAAATGAATTTAAAAATATCATTTTTTTAGACGATTATGAAATCATTGACTGGAATAATAAGTTAATCCAATTTGTTGGTGGCGCTATATCAATCGATAGAACTCAAAGACGAGAAGGTATTTCCTACTGGTCAGATGAAGGAGTTGTTTTTAATAAAGATAAATGCAAAAAAGTTGATATTCTTGTTACTCATACCGCGCCTTCTTTTTGTTTTCCTCAAAAATTTAATGAATTAGTTTATGGGTGGGCAAGAGAAGACGCTTACTTAATTGAAGACTTAAATGATGAAAGATATATTATGAATGAAATATTCAAATTATGTCAGCCTTCTTTTCATATTTACGGTCATTTTCATTCTTCTTGGGTAGAAGAAATCAATGGATGCAAGCATAGACTTCTTGACATAAATGAAATTTTAGAATATTATGAAAATTAGAAAATGTAGAAAAGTATTGGTATTTGAAGCCACTGAAGTTGTTGATTTAAATCCGGAAGATTTTCGGGATTTAGAAGAAAATCCTTATACTGGAACAACTGATAAAGAGTTTTTAGAATACATAAAAGAAATTGTGACTTATGGGAATACTCCCTATGAATTAGACTCGAAATCGGAGATAGAATTAGAAAAGCTTAATGAGATTGCTGTATGGGAAACTTACTATTCCTCTTTAGAAAAAGGGGAAGATAGTTGGCTAGAAAGTGGAAAAGAAAACAAAAGTTTTTATAAAAACGGGGGATTTGAAACGGAAGAATCAACAGATAATTAAAAATAATGATTAATTATTATAAATTAATAACTCACTTACTTTCAATAAGTATTGCATGTTTGTGTTTTTATTTTTCGCCGAATATTGAAACAAATTTAGTTTTAGGACTGATATGTTTAATTGCTTTAGTATCTTTTTATAAAATATGAAAATAAAATTACCTATAGAAGAAGGTTATTTTAATATATCACCAAATAAATTTTGCGATTTAGATTGTTATTTGATAACACCAGAAATTGATGCTAAATGGAATAATAAAAATTTACATTTTAGATCATTGATTGTTGATAAAAACGGACTAGTTTTATCTAGTGGGTTTCCAAAATTTTTTAATTTCGAAGAAAAACCAGACTGTTATCCTAATCCCGAAAAATATCAAGACTGGAGAATTCTAAACAAGCTAGATGGTTCTTTATTGATAGCAGATCTTGTTAATGGGGTATTCTCTATGAGAACAAGAGGTTCTGTTTCTTACAAGACACAAGAGAACTATAAAGATTTTGAATTACTACCCGAAAAATATCCAAAAATATCAGAATTCTTAAAATATAATCAAGAATATTCTTTGTTGTTTGAAATTCTTACTCCTAATAATGTTATTGTTGTTAGACCCAAGGAAGTAGAATTTTATTTTTTAGGCGCTGTTAATAAAAAAACTTTAGAAATAGTTAATAATGAAGAATTAGCCAACATTTGGAAACAAATTGGATGTGTTCCGTTTCCAGAACAATATGAGTTTGGAAACGCAAGTTTAAAATCTTTATCAGATGCTATTAAGAGTTGGAAAGGGAAAGAAGGTGTCGTTTTAGTATATAATAAAGGCCAGAATAGAATCAAAATAAAAAGTGACTGGTATTGTTTTATACATCGTATTAAATCTCAATTAAACTCTTCTAAAAATTTGATAGAATTTTATATTGATAAAAAGATGCCTTCTTGTGAGCAGTTTTCTAACTTTATAGAAACCGAATTTGATTTTGAAATAGCTATCCAACTCAAAGACGAAATTAAAAAGATTTGTGATGCTGGTGAAAAATCTAAAAAGTTTATAGACAATATTTTAGAAGTAATTCATGATATTAGAAAAGTAAAATCCAGAAAAGAGCAGGCCGAAATGATTAAAATAAATTTTAAAGAAAATTCTTCATATGCGTTTACCATATTAGATAATAAAGAAATAATAAAGTCTCAGTGGAGAAAATTAATAGAAAACTTTTATAGTATTTAATATATGAAAACTCTTTATTTGATTGCTGGACCTAGTGGTTCTGGTAAGTCCACATTTGCTAAAAAATTAATGAAAGAAAAAGGAATTAAATTTAATTTTGAAGCAGACAATTGGATGAAAGATAAATTTGGAAAATATCATTTCGATCTTAAAAATTTGAATTATTGTCATCGCCAGTGTCAAATTTATACAGAAAAGGTTATGGAAATCGATCAGGATGTCATTGTCTCAAACACTTCTCTGACTAAAAAAGAAGCTAAACCTTACATTGACTTGGCTAAAAAATACAAGTATAATATTGAGATCAGTCATATGACAGGTAAATTTAAAAATGAACATGGAGTTCCAGATTGGAAAGTTGAAGAAATGAGAAATAAACACGAATTTTATTCTTTAGAAGACTTCAAATGAATATTGATAATTTTATAGCAAAAAATCACGCAATCAAGTTAGATGATAAAGAAAAGTCTTTTCTTGAAAGAGTAAGAAGTTATACTTTTGAGAAATTTGGAGTTTGGGGGTTTTTAGATATTTTCCCTTATTCTTGGCGAATGACATACTGGGAAAAAATAAAACCTATTTTCAAGCCTCAAAATAAAAGACTCCGAAAATTTATTCCTAGAACATGGGTAGATACTTGTGATTTTATGGTAAAATTAAATTTTGAAATGATTAAAGTTTTTTATGAAGAGGAATACATGGCTGACATTGTTGATTGGGAGTCTGATGAACCGCATAGCAAATTTGCGAGATGGTTAGAAAACACTTATTTTTATATAACAAAAGTCAGACCTCAACTTGAAATAGACCTACAAAACGCTTACCCACCAATTAAACCTATTGAAGAAATGTTTGAGCGAATCCCTCAGGAAGACGGGACAACCAGAATGTATTTAAAAGACGATGGGGTACCATATGATGTAAAATATAAAGAAGTCAATAGACTTGAAAAGTTAATTTTTGAATCAGATACTGAAATTTTAATTAATTTTACTAAAAATAGAAGTTTTTTCTGGACCTGAATTACATGTAATATATAGTATATCGTTTATGAAAAATAAAAAAACAAAAACTATTTCTAAAAAAGATTTGTCTAAATTTTTAAAAACTTCTCGCTTAAATCAAGCGATTTTATGGTTGTTGGATATTCCGAAAGAAGAATGGTCGGACAGCATGCTTTCGGCTTATACCAAAATGGAAGAAAATAATCAAAACGAAATATGGTTAATAGATTTTTTTGAACAAAATCTTTCAGAAGAAATTAATGAATTTGTTGTTTGGAATGATAATTTTTTATCAAATCCGACTTCAAAATAAAATATTTATTTTATTGGATGCCTATTTTTGAAAAAGAAAAGAAACTTTTTATTTAGAGATGATTAATAATCATTTTATTGATGATTTTACATCTTTTAATTACAATATATATGAAAATTAACCCTGGAAGAATGGCTGAGTGGTTTAAGGCAGGGCTTTGCTAAAGCTCCGAGGAATAAAATCCTCCAAAGGTTCGAATCCTTTTTCTTCCGCCAAATATTATGAAAATTGAATCAATAGAAACAAAATTAGTTAAAGGTTCCAAAATTGAACCTGGAGACATTGTAATTGTGAAAATGAATTCTCAAGATAGAGAATCTTTATCTAAAGAAGAAATAAAATCTTTGTACAAAAATATCACTTCGATGTTAGGAGTAAAAGATATTGGAATGTATTTCTTTCCAAAAGACATTGATCTCTATAGTATGAAATCTATTTTAAAACAAAACGATTTATCTAAAGTTCTGAACAAAAAAAATGATTAAATAGATTTTTTATAAAAAAGACTTGATTCGGTTGTAAAATATCTGTAATATTTATTTCTAATGAAAAAACGAGGCAGAAAACAAGGCAGTGGAAGCTTTATTCAAGTTTCTCTTGAAGAACTAAATAAAGTTCTAAAACCAAATGCTAGAGTCATCATTTGGAATCGTTATGCCCAAATTTTAGGGTTAACAGGAAAAAAAATAGAAGCAAATTATGAAAACCTAATCGCAGCTTCTTCCGGTGGGACTTCAGAAACATTAATCACAAATTTTTGCGAAGATAATGACAGCTTAAAACAAGAACATAAAACACCAAAAAACGAAGAATTAATCCAAAAACCAGAAGTAACTTTAGATATTTTTTAAAAAATGCAAACTCATTTTGATGAAATGATCGGCCAAGATAAAACAAAAAGTATTCTTGGATTTTATATAAATGCATTTGAAAAAACAGAAATTTTACCGCATCTCTTTATTGTAGGTCAAAGAGGACAGGGTAAAACAATGCTAGCGACACAAGTTGCTAAAAATTTAAAAAGTAAAAGTTTGGGCAGGGTAAAGCCTATGCTTACAATTAATTGCTCTACACTTAAAAATGTTCGGCAGTTTGTTGAAGATATTGTCCTACAATATGTAAGAGATCAGCACATAACTTTATTTTTTGATGAAGTTCATGAAATGCCTATACCCGTGCAAACCTGTCTATTAAGCGTTTTAAATCCTAATAAACATAATTTAAATACATTAAGATTTGAAGATTATCAAATCGAATTTGATTTTAAAAAAATATCTTTTATTTTTGCAACAACTGATCCGCAAAAAGTAATTATGCCCATGAAAGATCGTTGTAAAATGATACATATGGAAGAATATACTTATAGCGATCTGGCTAATATAATCAAACATAACAGCGATGATGTTGAATATGATTCAAAAACTTTAGAAGATATTGCTAGCGTATGCAGAGGCAATGCCCGAAACGCCACGCTTATGGCAAAAGACAATATTTGCCAATACGCAAAATCACATAATATTTCTTATGTTGATGACCAAATTTGGAATAAGATTAAATCAATTCTTGATATTATGCCATTAGGATTGGAAAACACTGAAATTCAAATTTTAAAAATTTTAAACCAAAAACAAGTATGCTCCTTGACAAATTTGAGTGCTATAACAGGACTTTCTACACAAGCAATTCGTTCTGAATTTGAATTATACCCATTAAAACATGGTTTGATGGAAATTGTGCCGGGAGGTAGAAAAATAACAAGCTTGGGAAAACAATATCTTTCTAATATTTAATATGTTTGAACTAACTATTTATTTTATTTTAATTTTTTGCGTTTATAAAATTTTAGCAAAAAATTCTCTTGAGTTTTGATTAAAAAAGTTATATCATGCTTCTTATGAAACAAAACAATAAAGACGGCTTAGTTCCAGTATGCCTTTTAAGGCCAGGCGAAAGATTCGAGATTCCTCCTTTAAATGATACTATGAAAAATCTTAAATTTATATCGTCAAGCGAATGTAGCTCACTTATTGAAGGTCAAACTCGCCAACTCCCGTCCGAACCTTGGAAACCGTTTTCTTATCACATTTCTAACTCTGTTAGAGTTAGACCATTAACTAAAGAATTTATGAACATAGAAAATAATACAATAGAACCACAGAATACTAAAGACACTTCTATTAAGAAAAAAAGAGGTAGACCTTCAAAAGAATCTCTATCCATTGATACTCTTAATGGAGTTCAAAATGTAGACTTCACAATAAAAGATGTACTGAATAATAACAGCGTGAAAATTCACGATCTGTATAAGCTCTTCAAAGAAGAAATTGCAAGCGGAAAATTAAAAGTTGTAAAAGAAATTTCTACAGGTCGTGGAAAGCCAGCAAAAGTTTATAGATTTGTAAAATAAATAAAATGCCATCCAAATACGTTTCCGAAGTTCTATCTCTATTTATAAAAAGCCATCCTAATATTAGATGTGTTTTTAACCGCCTAAATGGTCGAACAGATGATATAAATATTCTTTATAAGAACTATTATCCAGAATCAAGCGATTCTGTTATTTTCGAATTATCTAACGATAAAAAAATATCATGTAATGATCTTGAATTTTGTTTCATTAAAAATAACGAAGTTCAATTAGGTAACTATTCTTTTTATTTAGAATAGATTTTTTAGAGTGTGTATATATATTTATGTATACTTACTCTGCAAATGTAATTTCTATTAAAGATGGAGACACTATAGTAGTAGATATTGATTTAGGTTTCGGAATTTTACTAAAACAACAGATAATTAGATTATCCAAGATAAACGCTCCAGAATTAAAATCCTCTCTTGCGGGAGGAATATCAAAAGATAAATTGTCTTCTCTTATTTTAGGAAAAAAAATAAAATTGATCACAGAAAAAGATAAAAAAGAAAAATACGGTAGATGGTTGGGTACTATTTATTTAAACGAAAGCAACAAAGACTTAAATATAAATGAACTTTTAGTTTCAGAAGGCTTTGCTAAAAACATAAAATGAATCATTCAGTTAATTCAATAGAAATACACAACACTGGAGTAAATTTAGATATAACAATAGGAGTACTATGCTCGCCTTTTACAAAAGATGCCTTGTATAAAGTTAGAAATTTTTCTAATTTTTTTGGTGTTTTACAATCAAGTGAGAATATTTCTTACAAAATTGTATTCTTAATAGATGAAAAGGAAAATGAAGTCAATCTAAAAATAGATAAAAACTATTCTTTTTATAAATCCAATAAAGTAAACTCACTAAAATGGATTGATTATTTGTACAATGAACCGAACACTTCTAAATGGTATTTATTTGTTGACTTAAATTCTTCTACGCATATTGATTGTCTTAGGAATTTTTTAGATGAAAACTATTGTTATACTGATCCTTGTTTGTTAATTGATTCAAAAAATGTAGAAGTAGAAGATAAGCAGAATTTTATTACAAGGAAAATTGGGGAATATCTTATACCCCAAAAATATAACCCGTTTGAAATAAAAAATAATTTTACTTTAATACATTCAAAAAATTCTTTTATTTTATCTAATGCGGCGGTCAATAAAATCAAAAATTGGTCTAGATATGAACAATATACTTCTTTAGCTCAAGATTATAATGTTTATAGCACACATGAATCAGTGTCTATTATTGCTAAATATTCAAAAATTCCTATCTCAGAAACAAGTGTTCTTTCTAAAGAATTAAGCTCTAAAGACTATTCTTATCTAAATGAACTAGGCAGGTATCATCATGTTTCAAATATTAACCGCAATATATCAGAATATGAAAACTTTTTTAAACAAGTTTTAGATTCACAAGACCCTAATTCGCCGAATATTTTACATTCATATTATAAATTTGATATATTAGATGTATGGGATTTTTTTGGGAATAATCAGTATTATGGTATTTTGTATCTTCGAGAAGACGGCGTTATTATTGGTAGTTGTGAAAGATTCAATGAAACTTATTGGCAAAAGTTTGAAGAGCATCTAGTCTTTCTAGATAAAGAAAAAAATGTAACTTGTATTTTATATAAAATAGATCAGAATAATTACGAAGGCCCGTTTATTTTAGATCCCTCATCTACACATAAAATAACTAGAATTCAATAAAAAATTTCTTCTATGTTAGAAACAGAGCCGTTTTGTTGCGGAACAAAATTATTGTAAAAAACTCTTCCAAAACAATTTGATGTTATTTTATAAGGAATAAGTCTAGTTAAATCTAAAATTTCTAAATTTAATAGCATTGATAATACTGGATTTTCATTGAAATTTGGACTAACTTTTTCTAAAAAGTTTTTTGTTAAATTTTGCTCAACAACTAAATGTGGATTGAAATCTGTTTTATTTTGAACAAGTTTTAAACATTTAAGGTCGGCTTCTGACCAATTGTTGAAAACAAACATTTTTAATAAATTATCTCTAGT